GTGCAGATACTTTAGATATTGAAGTTTGGGCAGGACAAGTAGAATTAGCAACATACTCTACTTCATACATTCCTACAACTTCAGCAAGTGTAACACGTAACGCTGATGTGATTAATAAAACGGGTATCAGTAGTTTGATAGGACAAACAGAGGGAACTTTGTTTTGCGAAATAAATACGCAAATTTCACCCGCAAACAATTGGTTTCAAATTTTAGACGGAACTGCTAACAATTGGATATTTATTGGCCTTGATGCAAATAAATTAAGAGGTTACATTCGATTAGGAGCTACAACTGTTTTTAGCGATACATCGTTTACTTTGACAAGTGGAGTTTCAGCAAAGATTGCTTTAGCTTACAAGAGTGGAGATATAGCACTTTATATTAATGGTAATCAAATAGCAACAAGTTCAAATTCATTTACAGCAAGTTCGTCTATTGATAGAGTTATATTTGGTGACTTAAATAACGCCCCTAATGATTCAGCTAAATACAAACAAGCTACTCTTTGGAAAACACGATTAACTAATACGCAACTTGCACAACTTACAACGATATGATTTATAAACTAATATACAAAGACCAAAATACAGCCATTAAAGACTTGCTACAAAAAGGCGTATTAATCAACACAACTGATTTACAAGGTAACGAAGTAGTCACGTACGCACAAAGTACTCACGCAGTAGTTCACATCGGATTGATTGTAGACACGCCCGCAGAAGTTGAGAAAATGACAGTAATTACACCCGCTACTTATTTAGAAGGGTGGCACGTTGACATCATGACTGATTTAGAAATAGAGTTTGATAACGCTATCGAACCAAACAATCCAAAACACGTATTCGCATGATAACGAGAATAGCAAAGCCCGACATATTGACACCCGCATATAATCAAATGCGATTCATATACAATTCAACAAACAAAAACAAAGACGGGTTTAAGTACATATTCACGGTTTACAACGCAACCACAACAAACGAGATAGGGCAGTTTAAAGTATTGCCTGACTTTCCAAATGGTTACGGGAATATAGACATCGCTCGAATAGTACAAAGCTACCTATCAAACTCTTTTGATTCAGCGTTGCCTAATATCGGACTTGCTAATGATTCTTATTTAAAGTATTACGTTGAAATTGGCGAAGAGTACATCGAAAGCTACAACTACACTTTAAACTTAACCAATGCGAGTGGGAATGTACGTATCAACTTTACAAGTCCTTTTGTAGTTGGCGACCAAGTCTATATTGAACAAGCTGACGGAGGCTCAGCAAATCCAAATCTTCAAGGATATTTTACAGTACTTGCTCAAGCTACGGGTGCTATTGTAGTTAATTCTGCATGGAGTGATATTACAAACGCTAACATTGATGGGACTGTTAGATACGCAAATAACCAAAAGACGGTTGTTACTGACGAGATAACAGAAAGCGACATGGTAGCTTTTAACGGTGCGATGTCATTCGGTGGGTTTACAACCTATTCGAGTTTCAACTATTTGAGCAATCAATTAAACTTAGATTTTTATAATCGAGTAATTGCAGACGGTGGCACGTTCGAAGCGATTGAATGTTTGAATACTTTAAATGGAGCGGGAATAATTGACTTTTTGACTAACCAACCGAAAGACGGATTCTGCATTACACCAACTCAAGACTTGTACTTTTCTTTAGCTAACAACTACATTACTGATGGTTACATTCTATTCACTAATAGCAATGGCGATGAATTAGCTTATGCACTTACAAAAAACTATGTTATAAACATGGTAAACGTTGGAGCAAATGCAGACCCTAAAATCGTAATTTCAGGAACTGAAGGAATAGTAAAAGACGACACGGATTGGTACACATTTCAATTCATGGCAAATGATTTAATCGTAGCTTATTCAGATTTGTACAATGTGTGTATTGACAGACGATGTAAAATAAACGATTACGAAATTTTGTTCTTGGATCGAATGGGATCATTCAGTTCTTTTGCTTTTCAATTAGCAACTTATGAAAAAGGTAGCGTAACACGTGACAGTTATAACCGTGATATAGTCGGATCAGTTACAAATGGTAAATGGGGTTACGATTCAACTGACTATGGTTACACAAACATAAACACGAAAGTTGAAAAGACACTCGAACTAAATACTAATTGGATGACTGAGCAAATGGCTCAATACTTCGAGGAACTAATTACAAGCCCTGTAACGTACTTAAAAGTAGGTGATGAATACTTTGCTTGTTTGGTACAAGAAAATGCGTTTGAAGTCTTTAAACAAAAGAATAAAAACCTAATAAAACAAAAGATTACAGTTAAGTTCGCAAACAACAACGCAATCAATGGTTAAAATACAAATACAAAATGGATACTTGAATGTAAAGGAGAACTCAAATTTTCCAATTACATTCAAGGTTTCTGACATTCGTGATTTGAGTAGCCGAAAAGGTACGTTCTCAAAAACGATTACTTTAGTAGGGGATGACAATAACAACCAACTTTTAGGGAATTTATATGATGTAAACATTCAAACGGGAACTTTTGACATTAATAAGTTGACACGTTGCACCGTTCTTCAGGATGGGATACCAATAGTTGAGGATGCTTACTTACAATTGATAGCGGTAAATAAACTACAATCAACTAGTTTATATGAACAGCATGTTGAATACAATGTAATAGTAAAGGATTCGCAAAGTGATTTCTTTACAAAGTTAGGAAGTGCTGAATTAACTGATTTGGATTTCAGTGACTTTGATCATTTGTTTACAGCTGATGAAGTTATCAATACCTTTTCAAACACGGACAAATACAAATACATTTTACCGTATGCACCGTTAAACACATACCCACTAAAAGAGTTTAAACCTGCTATATTTGCAAAAGAATACTTCGACAGAATTTTCGCACGTGCAGGATTTAGTTATTCATGGGCTACAATAGCAAACGAACGCTTTGAAAGGTTGTTAATTCCTTTTAATGGAGATATCAACAATACAGATTTCAGCCCTTACAATGTATCGTTTAACAAAGCATTTAATATAAGTGGAACTTATCAGAACTTAGGAATTTACGTAAGTCAAAACTTAACAAGTGTTACAGAAACGCAAGATGCTTTTAACTTATTCAATCCAACAACAGGTGTTTATAATTCTCCGTTCAATTTAGGATCAGGGGAAAGCATAACTTTATCAATGCCAATTTCATATAGTGTAAGCTTCAATAACACTTCAGGAGTAGCTTTAACTTTAAGTGGAAATCCAAATGGATTTGTTACGCATACTGTTTTTGTTCAAATATTTAAAAATGGTGTTTTAATTAACAACGTACAAGTTAATCAAAGTTCATATTTTCCAACTACTTCGATACCTACCGGAGTAACTCAATTTTATAGTACTTCAATTTTAGCAACTATACAATTATCAAATATATTAACTACTGATAACATTACATTTAAAATTGTAACAAACAACTTTAAAAATGGATTGTTTTTAAATGGTAGTACAATATACAACATGGGCTTCAAATGGGACTTCACAAACGTTGAAGCTACATTAACACCAAGTTCAAATATAAGCGGATACAATTCAACTATTAATTGCAATTTATACGTTCCTAAAAAGATTCGACAATCGGATTTTATTAAGGCGGTTTTTAACATGTACAATTTGTACGTTGACATCGATCCAAACAATCCGAACAATCTAATCTTAATCACAAGAGACAATTATTACGATAGTGGTGATACAAAAGATTGGACTGAAAAACTTGCAAAAGACCGTGAGCAGACATTAACTTTTCTTCCTGAATTAACTAAAAAGAAACTTACACTTTCATACAAGCAAGATTCAGATAGTTCGAACAAAACATACTTTGAGCAAGTTAGTGAAGTTTATGGGCAGGTTTCTTTCACGTTTGACAATGAGTATATCAAAGAAGAAGAACGGAAAGAAATTCTATTCAGTCCGACACCGATTTTAAAAACTACTTTTGGTGCTTATGTTCCTGCTATAAGTGGTGCAAGTCCGAACACAAACATTCGTATTTTATATGATGGAGGATTAACTACATCAACAGGGAATTTTATAATTGAAAATTATGTTGGTAGCACGGTTACTGATAACCATTACCCAATGATTACTCACTTTGATAATCCTTTGACACCTTCATTTGATATTAATTTCGGTACGTGTGACTATTACTTTTACAATCCGAACAACTTAACAGCTAACAACCTTTATAATATTTATTGGAGACGAACAATAAACCAAATCAATAAGGGTAAAATGTTGACTGCTTACTTTTACTTGAGAGCAAACGACATCGCAACGCTGAAGCTAAATGATAAGATTAGAATTGATAATTCATGGTGGTCAATTAATTCAATCAATGATTACAACGCCAACGAAAACACGTTAACAAAAGTCGAACTATTAACAATTGATGACGAGGTCGATTTGCCACCTTACCAAACAAAACCAAAACAGCCTTGGCAAGGTACGAATGAAACGTTTAGCGACATTATAGGCAAGTACTTTACGAATAACAACGTAACCGATGGCGGTGGTGTAGTGATTGGAGACATAGGGCAAGACGCAACAGATGGAAACAACTTCTTTAAAAGCGTTACAACTGATTCAATCAACGGGATTCCACAACTTAATCAACACGTTTGGAAAGCGAAACTAACTCAAAGCGGAACTAATGCAATAGTAATTGATAGTGTAATGATTGACACGGTAGGCTTTAACATTACAAGCGATTATTCAAGTGCAGGAATGTATTTGTTAAGTGGGTTTGATATGAGCGACTTCGGATATCCTGATACGTTTGACGAAATAAACTACGAAATAAACAACTCAAATGCTTTGCCTGATAAAGACATGGTAACTTACTATTGTGAGGGTACGACTATATTCATTGATTCGTTACAAAATGGCTCACATAAAAACGATGTTATTCCAAATAGTACAGCACGAAGTTTTATTATTACAGTAACGTTGTACATATAAAACACGAAACACATTATAAGTATGGCACAACAAGCAATAGAAATACCAATTAAGTTAGGCGGTTTACAACAGCTTAAAAAAGAGATACGAGAAATTAAGGGGGAATTAGCAAACGCTACCGACCCCGAACAAATGCAACAACTCGCACAAAGAGCGGGGGAATTAAACGATAGGTTAAAAGATGCCAACGAACAAGTGGCAGTATTTTCAAGCGGTTCAAAGTTTGAAAGCACAAGCAATGCTTTAGGTTTGATGGGTAGCCAAATACGAGATTTGGATTTCGAGGGTGCTTCTAATTCGGCTAAACTATTTGCGGGGTCTTTAAAGTCAATTAGTCCGGCAGAAATAGGTACACAATTAAAAGGCTTAATTTCAATCGTTGGAACGATGGCAAAAGCGTTTGTTTCTTTTGGTGCTACATTACTTACAAATCCTATCTTTTTAATAGGTGCTATTATTGCGGGAGTAGTTGCGATAGTTGTGGCCTTAATGTCTAAACTTGGAATACTTAAACCGGTACTAAAAGCTATTGGAAGTTTCTTTGGTGCAATTGGAGACGCTATCGATGTAGTAATTCAATCAATAAAAGATTTCTTGGATTGGATAGGACTTACAAACTTTGCTGAAGAAGAAGCAGCCGAAGCATCAGTAAAAGCACAAGAGAAAAGAGCGGATGCGTACAAAGAAGCTGCTGATAAAAGAGTAGCTGCTATTGATCAAGAAATTCGAATGGCTCAATTAGAAGGTAAAAACACTTACTATTTAGAACTTGAAAAGCAACGTTTAATTAAAGCGACTGCTTACGAATATGCAAAGAGTTTAAGTGCAAGAATTAAGTTGATGGTTAAGTCAGGCGATTACGATCAAAAAGAAGTTGAAGATTTACAAGCTAAATTAAAAGAGCAACGTGCTTTGATTACTACTTCAGGGAATGAGATTTCTTACATTAAGAAAAAACACCAAGTAGAAGACAAACAAAAGGAAGACGAAGCACACAAAAAAAGTGTTGAAGCTGGAAAAGAAGCAAACAAGAAACGAATCGAAGCACAAAAGGAATACGCAAAGAATCGTATCGAAGTTGCTCGAATGATTGAAGATGCTAACATCGCTATCATGCAAGAGGGCGAAGCAAAAGAAATCGCTACAATAAATTTAAAATACAAACGTGCAATAGAGGAAACTAAAAACAACGAGAAATACTTAGCAAGTGAAAAGGCTGTTATTATCAAACAACTTGAAACACAACAGGCTCAAGAAAAGGATAAAATTGAAGCCGACAAAAAGGCGAAAGAAGACGCACGTATTCAAGAAGCAATTGTAAAAGAACAAGAAACTTACAACGAGTTTTTAGCACGTTACGAAGCACAACAAACAGCGATTGAAGATGCACAACTTACAGCCGAAGAACGTGAAGTAAACGCAGTACGTGACAAATATTTTACGCTATTAACTGAAGCTCAAAAATACGGAGAAGATACAAAAGCAATTGAAGAACAAATTGCAAAAGAAACCGCTGACATTCAAAAGAAGTATGCTTTACAAAGTATCGAACAAGCTAAAAATAAACGTGATGCACTTTTAAATTTTGCTACTGATGTAAATGAAGGAGTTAAGCAACTTGGAAACATATTCATAAACGACCAAAAGAAGTTAGAGAAATTCCAAAAGGCAAGTGCTTTAGTTCAAATAGCAATCGACACAGCGAAAGCGATTAGTTCACTTGTTGCAACGTCTCAAGCAAATCCATTAAACGCTGTAACTGGTGGAGCTGCTGGTATAGCACAATATGCTTCGGGTATTGTTCAAATCTTAACCAATGTCGCAAAAGCGAAAGCGTTATTAAGCAATCCAAGTGCAAGTGCTTCGGGTGGCGGTGGTGCTTCAGCAAGTCCAACAAGTTCTTCAAGTGTAACGCCTACCGTACAAATGTTCGGGCAAGGTAACAATGCTAACAACCTTACAAGCCAACAAACGGGTGGCCAACAAATACAAATACAAGCAGTTGTTTCTGAAACTGAGATAACAGCAACACAAAATAAAATGAAAATAATCGATTTAGGTTCTTCGTTATGACAAGTTACACAACACTATTAAATAAGATTGACACGTTTTGTCAACAACACCTGCAAATCAAAAAGAATGCAGGGGAGTTCAAAGAACAAATGCCGAACTTTAGCACAATGGATGAAAAGTATCCTTTGGTTTTTTACGTTCCAATTAGCCAAACAATGGGCGATTTTACGAATGTATTTAACTTGGATATTTACTGCGTTGACATCATTCAAAAAGACCGTGCAAATATCAATACTATTTTAAGCGACACGAACTTAATTTTAAATGACTTATATTTGTACTTTAGTCAAGGTTCGGATTTAAGTATCGATGCACTTACACCAAGTTTAACACCGCTAAATAATTTTGATTTAGATTACGTTGCTGGGTGGGTAATGAATATTACTTTTGAAGTTGACCAATATTGTGTGAATGATATACCATTTGAAATAGGAGATTAAACATGGCAACATTCAAAGTTAAATACGCTACACGTAACAAGTTAGCGAGGTCATTACAGCAAGAGATTAGAGCTTTAGGTTTAGTTGATACAGGTGCGTTATACGAATCGGTTAGGATTTCAGCAATGACAGGAACTGAATTGAACGTAATTAACATGACTATCAATGCTTTGTTTTACTATTTGTTTTTAGATGAGGGAACGAGTAGAGGGATTCCACCTTATTCGATAACTGATAAATGGTTAAGACGTAGCGATGTACAACAGATACTTGCTGAAGTAACTCAAGAATATATAGCTTGGCAGTTTGAAAAATATCCTCTTTTGGAAATGGCTAAGCTATTAAACAATCCGAAAGTTAGTATTCAATTCAATTGGATTGATAGTCCATATCCTGACTTACCAACAGCACCAATGACACCGTTTTAAATTCCGTAGGTTTTTTTCATTGATAACATATTAAACACTAAGATAACAGGCAGGTCGGTCATTTGGTCGACCTTTGTTATATCACCCCCGCATAAATCGTATATTAAACGCTCCCAACTAAAAGCAGATAGTTTCTTTTCTTCTTCTTCGGCTTTAATATCTTCGGGGTCAAGTTCCAATTCTTCGACTTCGCTACTTTCAATGATTGGATTAAATAGATTTTCGTATGTTTTATGAAAGTTTTCTTTGAATTTTACAAACTCTACAACAGCACCAAAACAATCATTGATACAAACATGACTAAATAACTGTTTGCGTTCGTCTAGATCAAAGATTAAAGGCTCAAAAACACGGTTACTCCATTCATCATGATTAGATTTTCGGTATAAAATGGTTAAAATCTTGTCAAAGTTTTCCGCTTCATTCTCAAATAGGTAATTTAAGTCGATAAATTCCCCAAGTGTGTACCATGATTTGAAGTGTAATCCATTAATTACTTGCTTAAATTTAAGTGAAGGCGGTTGTTTATACCATGAATACTGCTTACTAAAGTCTTTGAACTCGTTAATGTCCATATCATTTAGTTCTTCGGTATCAATATCCGCAACGATTGAGAGCCTTTCAATCTCAGCATCAAAGTTGGAATCAAAGGGGACTTTATCCAATCCCCTAAGTTCCATATAAGTTAATACCGTGATATTATTCCACGCTATCATCCTCAAGATTTTCAACTGTTTCAGTCAATTTCTTTGCAACGTGCCAAACAATAGGCAGGGCAATGTTTGCTTTCAACTCACTAAATAATTTTGCTTTATGTTTGATGTGTGCATTTTCGTAATGTTCTGCGTTTGTCAAATCAGTACGTTTATAAACCACAGCCAACATATCAGCAATGTAATGGTAAGGCTTTTCTGCAACTGATTTTTCAATCTTCTTTAAATCCTTAATTGAAATTTTAAATTCAGTTTCAAATGCCTTGTAAGTGTACCCATCAATTTCCAAAGATTGAACAATTTCGGTATCCTTGTTTTCAGCAGAATTAAATTCTTTGATCACTTCTTTAAATTGATTAAAATCCATGTCATCAATTTCAGATTCAATTGCTCCTAGACTTTCAAAGATCTGATACCATTTTTCGATTGGTTCGATTTGTTGTGCTAAAATCTCGTTTACTTTCGAGAATTGTTTAACTGTTAACTCGCTACTCAAGTTTGGCAGTTCCTTAGTTCCTAATTTTATCATGTATAAATTTTTACCAAATATACAAATTTTTGAACATAAGACTTGAATTTAACATAATAGTGCATGAATGAATTACCATTATTTAAGATTACAATTGATCCTGAATACTCAGAAGGACAAGACTTAGGAATCGAAATGATTGCTTTCACTTCAAAACCTGCGGTTAAAGTCAAAGGAATGGCATTTAATTCACAAGAAAAACTATTCTTTGCTGATAATACAAAAATGAGAATCGTTGCCCCTGCAATGATCCCTATGGATATTTACAGAAATGACGATGGCGATGAATATTTCGTTTCATTTACAGCAGAAGAGATTGAAAAGATACACGCAAAATTCATGTCGAACTTATCCAACAAGGATGTATTTAACATTGAACATGATGCTGAAAATAAAGTTCCTGCTTACGTTCTTGAAGCGTGGATAGTTGAAGACCCAAACACGGATAAAGCAAAAGCGTTCAATATTGATGTGCCAAAAGGAACATTGATGTTAACTGCTCAGGTTACAGATGAAGATTACTATAACGAGTTAGTTTCAAATGGGCAGGTCGGTTTTTCAATCGAGGGGTTTTTGGGAATGAAATTAAGTGAAATCGAGCAACAATTTAAAACAGATATAAACATGAAGTTACCAGAGGGAGAGCACCTAATCGAAGGTAAAATCTACGTTGTAAAAGGCGGAGAAGTTATCGAGGTTATGGATGCACCAACCGAAGAGGTTGTGATGGAGACTGAAGTAGTTGAAGAAGAAGTGACTGAAGAAGTTGAAATGGCAACAGAAGAAGTAGTTGAAGAAGAAGTCGCAACAGAAGAAGTTGCAATGGCTGTTGATCCGACTGCTGATGCTGAGGCAATTTTGGCTATCGTTACACCTTTGATCGATGAAAAAGTAAATGAATTATTGCAAGTGATTGCAGAAATTAAAAACATGGTTGAAGCGAAACCAGAAGAGGTTGAAGAAGTTGAGTTAAAAGAAACAAAACTTTCACACCACGAACGCTTTGCAAAATTTGTAGAATCTAATAAATAAAAAAAAAAGATGAATCGTAAATTAAAATTTGACTTGGATATCGAAACAAATGCTTTGTTGTGTCCAAATCCTAACGAGTTTTACTCTCGTGCTTACATTACAGAAGATGTAGTTGATAACTACCGCACTTTGCCAGGTATCAAATCTGCTACTAAATTGGCTAACGTTACTTTTGACACTTTATTAAAAGCGTCTACTTGTAGCTTTACAGCACCAACTGATTCTTTGGATGCAGTTGACGTTGATGTTTGTCCTTTATCAGCAATGGCTCAAATCTGCCAATTCGATATCGAACAATCATTCTTATCATTACAAATGGCTCAAGGGTCAAATGGAGACTTCACAGTTGCTTCTTTCATGAACTACTACTGGAATGAAATGAGTTTACAAATTCAAGAAGAAGTTGAATTGATCCGTTGGCAAGGTGACACAGCAAGTGAAGACGATGTGCTTTCTTTGTGTAATGGTTACTTGAAAGGATTATTAGCTGATGCTACTGTTATTGATGTTAACAATACAACTGTTACTCCAACAAACGTATTAGCTGAGATGACTAAAGTTGTTGTTGCTTTACCTGCTCGTGTACAACGTAGAAAATCTGAATTACGTTTCTTTGTATCTTCTAACGTTGCTACTGCATACGAAATCGCAGCCGCTTCAGGAAATACTCAAACTTACATTACTACACCATTAGCGTTGACTTTCTTAGGTATTAAATTAGTTGTTGCTGAAGGATTACCTAATGACCACATGGTATTGACACGCAAAGAAAACTTGATCTATGCATTTGATGCTGAAGGCGATGCTAAAGCGTTGAAAGCAGTTAACTTATCTGACACAGTTGCTGAGCCGTACTTACGTACTCGTGCTAACTTGAAAGTTGGATTCAAACACGTTAATGGTGCTGAAATCGTTCTTTATTCATAAGAATATATATTAACTTAAAAAACGGGAGGGCGGTTAATTCTTCCCTCCTTTTTTTATAAATTTTAAAAACATGAGTTGTACAACACTTATAGGAATCACAAAAGGCTGTGATAACAATATCGGAGGGATTACTGCTATCTACATCAATGATATGGATAACATTACTTCAACTACCGAAGACACGGCTACATGGATGATTGATGCTCAAGCAGTATCAACTCCTTACGAAGTTTTTGAGTTCCGTAGAAATACAGGTAACTTCACAGAAGAAGCGGCGATTGATCTAGTGAACCAATCTTCTTTTTACACGCAAACTATTACTTTGATGTTTGCTAGACGTGAAGCTTCAAAATCAAAAGCTATTAAAATCTTAGGAGAAGGACAAAGAGATTTGGCTGTTATCATAAAAGATGCAAATGGAAAATATTGGTACTTCCCTACTGCTCAATTGACAGCGGTTGCAGAAGGATCAGGAACTGCTAAAGCTGATGGTTCTAAATACTCAGTTACATTTGTAGCGGAAAACGAATTTTTGGCAAAAGAAGTTGACCCAACAATTATAGCTGGATTGATTTCTTAATCTTACTTAGTAAATGAAAAAGGGGTGCTTTAATTAGTATCCCTTTTTTTATTGTTTGAACTTTTTGAACTTCATTTCATTATAGTCATGATTTACATTGAAAAAGACATTTTGAATACTATCGTTTTGACATTGACGGAAAATAGTACTTTGTCAAATCCTTACTACATTTTCAAGTTTGAGAATGAATTTAATACAGCAACAGAGCCAATTTACTTTTACACTCCTGATATCTCAACATCAAAAACTAGATACAACAAATTTGAGTTAGCAGAAGGAGTTGATGAAACGTTTATAATTGGACAGTACAAGTACGAAGTTTTCGAAAGTGCAACAGTTCCAAATTTAAGTTTACCAAATCCTGTTAATGGATTACACTTAGTCGAAGAGGGTCGCATGGTAGTTGATGGAGTTTTAACAAATAGCATATACGAATGAAATTTTTAGGTTTTAATATCGGAAAAGAAAAAGGGATCGAAGTAAAAGAAGGATATCAATCTTTTTCAAGTCCATTCATGAACGTAGGCGAGGGAAATTTATCACTACCTTACGTCAATCCTAGACAACAAGTTAATGGATATATTCGCTTTGGAGTGGATAACCTTTACCCACAGTTGATCAATCAGCTTTATTATACATCGCCTTTACATAGTGCAATTGTTGACTTTAAAGTTAACGCTACTATCGGAGGAGGTTATGAATTAAAGGTCGATGCTAATGCTTCAGCAATGGAGAAGGTCGATGTTTACTCGTTTGAAAAGCGTATTAAATTAGACAACGTACTTGAGACATTAACAAAAGACGATGTAATGCACAACCGTGTGTATTTTAAGCTCCGTTTTAATGAGATAGGGGACTTAATCGAAATCAAACACATAGGTGCTGAAAAGGTACGTAAAAACAAAGATGGAACTACTTATTCATTGTGTTACGATTGGAGTTCACAAATAGACATTGAAACTATTTACCCTTATGATTTCAGAAGATTTCAAAAAGAGTGCCTATATATTTATGAAAAAAATTGCGTAGGTCAGGATGTTTATCCATTACCAAGCTACACAAGTGCATTTAATTGGGCTTTCCTAGATGGGGAAATGTCTTACTTGCAGAAATCTAATATCTTAAACTCAATTTTCCCTTCATTTGCTATTTTATTCCCTAAGAAACCACAATCGGAGGAGGAGAAAAATGCAATTAGAAAAACAGTTGAACAAGGTAAGGGTGCAAGAAATGGCGGTAAAACTTTGGCGTTTTTTGCTAATGCAAAAGATCAATTACCCGAGATCCAAGCAATACCAACTAATGCTAACGATAACCTATTCCAAACGACAACTGAAAGTATTGACAGCAAGATCTGTCAAGCACATACAATAGACCCTATTTTGATGGGTATCCGTGTGAGTGGGAAACTTGGTTCGGGTTCTGATATCAAACAGTCTTACATAATTTTTGAAAAGAATGTAATCATTCCACAAAAAAATAGAATTGAAAAGATAGTCAATGAATTGTTTAAAATTGGAAAAGTTAAGGCTGAATTCAGTTTGAAATCTTTTGCTATTATTAATGAAACAATCGTTGAACTTGAGGGAAGCGGAAAAGCTACAACAGATGCTTTAAATGCAATGTCGCCTTTGGTTGCTACAAAAGTACTTGAATCAATGACGGAAAATGAAGTACGTGCATTGGCAAGTTTACCACCTGTTGAAGGAGGGGATAAAACCAAATCGCAAATTGCAGTTGATACCGCTACAATAACAACACAAACACTTTCGAAATGATTTACTTTATTACCGAAGCATATTTAAAAACTCAAACACCGATTACAGCAAACGTCGATGTTAAGGATGTTACACCATACATAAAAACTCAAAGTGATCTGAGAGTGCAACCAATTCTAGGAACGTACTTCTACAAATATTTACTTGGAAAATATAATGCACAAACGCTTTCAACTGATGAAGTGGAACTTGTTGAATATATCCAGCCAATTGTAGCGTGGAGATCTGCTGAAGATGCTGTTTTCGGTTTGTCTTACCAACTTAAAAACAAAGGTTTGCAAGTTCAAAACGGGGACTATTCAAATTCAGTTACTAAGTCAGAAGTTATATTTGCACAAGACCACTACGCACAAAAGGCTTCATTTTACGAGGCTCGTTTGGTTAATTTTTTAAAAGCAAACAAAAGTTTATACCCTCAATTTACTGATAAGCTAAACACGGATAGCGACATTAAACCAACAAAGAGCGTTGATAATGGTTACGATGATTTTATGATAATGTTTTAAGATAATGAAGTCATTTGTTGCAACCTATTATACTTATTTTTTACAGGCTATTATAATTTTCTTTGCACCAATAAAGGGGATTATAATACTTGTAGCATTAAGCACAATCCTAGACACTTGCTTTGGTATATGGAAAGCAGGAAAATTAAAAGAAGGGATTAATTCAAAAACATTCAGACATGGCTTTGTGCCAAAAGTTTTGAGTTATGTAGGTGCAACTATGTTAGTGTATGCTTCAGACTATTTTATCGTAAATGAACTTACAAAAATGGCGGTTTCTGTTGAATTTTTATTTACTAAATTAATCGCACTTGTATTAATGTCAATTGAGGTTAAGTCAATGGATGAATCATTCCAAAAGGTTAAAGGCTATTCGTTCTTGAATCGTATAATTGAAATGGTTATCAAAGCTAAAAATATTAAAAAAGAAATATGACAACAAAAGGAAACTTCCCGCATTTAGACGTTGCTAAACTTATAATATTTATAGTTTTTTCTGCTATCGTTTACGGGTTTCTTTTCAGTTGTACTCCTGAATACCACTTAAACAAGTACTATAAAAAAGGAGGTGTTTCAATCAACACATCGGATACACTTACTTATTATCACAAAGATTCAGTTTTAATCCGAACTAAAGACACTACGTTTTTCCAGTATATTTATACCCAAAAAGATACAATCATTAAACAAAACGTATTTTTATACCCGAAAACACGCTTTTCTCAAAGACTTGAATTAAGACGATTTAAGGACAGTTTGAGACACGAGTTAAGCAAATATACTGATTCACTACGATATGCCTTTAAAACGCATAAAAACACTATTAAACACGATTCTAAGGTAGAAGTTTCAAAACAGAAAACAGAACGTAAGAAAAATAGAGGTATTTTAATGCCTTTAGTTATACTGTTTTTACTCGTTATTATTGCAATTGCTTTTCGATTCAAATAAAAAGCGTAACTTTCAACGCAAAATATATTTTTTATGGCTAAAATTAGACCACGAATAACCAGTGAAGAATTCGAGATAGTTCAGCAGTATAGAGCAATCAAAGAGGAATCGAATGAAATGGGTATCGACCACCAAGACGTAAAGCATGGTTGGTTAAAATCAAAAAACGCAAGTCTTTTCTTTGCAAATCCTGACTTTAAAAACAAGAATCACAAAGATTTTGAAATACTTAAACAAGGTATTGTAGAAATTGTTAAGGATTCCGCTCCTAAATATCCCGAAATAAAACGAAATAAATGTAGTGACGGTCATTTATTAGTAATTGACATTGCAGATTTACACATCGGAAAGTTAAGTTCCGTCTTTGAAACGGGCGAAGAGTACAACCAAGAAATTGCAGTACAACGTGCCAAAGAAGGTATGCAAGGAATACTTGACAAATCAAAAGGCTTTGAGATTGACATGATTCTTTTTGTAGCTGGTAACGATATACTACACACCGACAACACACGCTCAACAACAACAAGCGGGACACCACAGGACACAGATGGAATGTGGTATGAAAACTTCTTAAAAGCGAAACAACTTTACATCGAGTTACTTGAGAGTTTAATGTCAATCGCTGAAGTTCGTGTTATGTACAATCCAAGCAATCACGATTTTACACACGGTTTTTTCCTTATGCAATTAATCGAGGCATACTTTACCAACTGCAAACACATTTCATTTGATGTTAATTTAAGACACCGCAAAGCGTACAAGTACTATAATAACCTAATCGGTACAACACACGGAGACGGTGCAAAGACGGACAATCTTCCAATTTTATTAGCAACTGAATTTCCTTTGATGTGGTCAACTACTGAAAGACGGTATATTTATTCGCATCATTTACATCACAAAGTTGCAAAGGATTATATAGGAGTTACGTTTGAAGCATTACGAAGCCCAAGCGGTACGGATTCATGGCATCATAGAAACGGATACCAACACGCACCAAAAGCAGTAGAGGGATTTGTACATCACAAAGTACATGGACAAGTTGCACGAATAACACACAATTTTTAAGATATGAATTTAAGTAAGCACGTAACAGTTAACGAGTTTTGTTTTAGCCCAACTGCAATAAGAGCGGGAATTAAAAACGTAATGGCATTACAACAATTAGAAAACGCTACTTTATTATGCGAGAAAGTGTTTGAGCCTTTACGGGCGCACGTAGGTAAACCTATTAAAATAAATTCAGGATTTAGAAGTCCGTCTTTAAATAGGGCAATCGGTGGCTCAAGTAGTTCACAACATTGCAAAGGTCAGGCAATGGATTTAGAACTGCATGATAAAGAGTTGTTTGATTGGATTATTGACAACCTGGAATACGATCAGCTAATTTTCGAATTTGGTACAGAACAACAAGCAGCTTGGTTTCACATCAGCTATTCCCACAAGAATAACAGAAAAGAAGTATTAAGAGCAACAAAAAAAGCGGGTAAAACTGTTTATTCTAAATATATTCGTTAAATTTGCATAGTTCATAGTTCAAAATAGTTAGTTTGTAGAGACCGTTTCATTCATTTGAGGCGGTTTTTTTATTTTATTTGAATTTTTTTTACTTCCTGAAACCCAATAGAATCAACACTTTAGAAAATATTTTAAAAATAATTGTAAATAAATTGTAAATAACTATTGCTGAATTAAAATTAATACATATATTTGCATATATCAATTAAGTAAAATTAGAAATTATGAAAACAGCAAATGAAATTTTAGAAATGACACACGCAGAATTAATGGTTGCAAGTGTTGAAGTTAGAGAAATGTATCGTAAAGCATCTGACTTACGTTTTTTTAATGATGTTAAAAAAGGTATTGATTTAGGTTACAAGCATATCCAAATGAGCTACGGTTGTATAAAAGTAAAAAATAATAAGAATGGTATTTATTATACAACAAGAAATGGTAGAGGTACAGGAAAAGATACGGGACAATACCTTTGTTTAGAAGATTGTATAAAAAGTATTGCTAACTATGGTTGGGGAAAAGAAGTAACATACAAATAATAAAATCAGGGGTGCGACTGTAACGCACATTAACTTTAAAAAAACGAATTATGAAAACAGAAAAAATTGAAATGATTGTAGTAAGCATAGTATTTGTACTTGCGTTTGTATTAAGTGGAATTTATAACAGATAATAAAATGGATAGAATAGACCTACACGAGAAAGCAATTAAGACATTGAATTTAATTGAGCAGTTTGCAAGTAAGCGAGACAACTTACAAGAATGGTGCGACAAGTACCTTGAGTTATTCCCTACACAAAAAGAAAGTCACTTGTTAGAGATTCACGTATGCAACCAAGCGATTACACGTTTACAAAGAAGCTACGAAATTTTAATAAATCAGTTATGAAAGAGCAAAACATTTACGAGCCACACAGACCAAACATTGAACGCATGGCGAATTGGTGGCGGTCACCAAAAAAAATAAGTTGTGCAAAGGATAAAGGCGGTTCTTTTAATATGCAACTTTACTTGGATTATTTAACTACAATAATGGAAAATGAAAACAATACATCAGGAAGAATTAAGTAAGTTATTAGCATTAGTCGGAGTGTTACCCGTTTTAGCTGATTTCATGGAAGATTTAAACAGTTCCGTGTTTACAAAGCAAGTTAAAAATAAATGCAACTTATTACTAACAGAAATACGTAGAATCGACACTCAATTAATGCAAGGTACTGACTTGAGTATAATCGAACAACAACATAATATCGGACTTGCCTTTCGTCAATGGCAAAAAGAAAACTTTAAAAACACGGAATTATGACAGCAGTAGAATATTTATTTGAAGAAATATTAAAGTTAGAATCTGAATATTATATAGGAAATATAGGAAGAATAGATTTAAGAAAAAAAAGACTTGAGTTGTTTGAACAAGCCAAAGAAATGGAGATAAAACAGTCACATGATTACGCAGAATTTGCAATTAAATTTTCAGAATATTGTGCATTATATAGCTATAAAAATAGAAATATGTATGGAGAAATGCTACACGCACCAACCAAATATGATGACCTTTATACAACAAAAGAACTATTA